ACGCTATTGTAACAACTCCCACGAGCGGAGCTTCTTTTTCAGTAGATAACACCACGCCTACCGCAGCTATTACATACAATAGTGTCGGTCCTTATAAAAATGGTGAAACTGTTATCATTACAGCCACCTTTAATGAAGCTATGATAGATTCTCCTGTTCCACAGATTGCTATCGCTGGTTCTGGAATTGCAAATGTCAGTGCAACCAACATGTCAAAAACATCCGCAACCGTATACACATATAATTATGTTGTACCCAGCGGAGACGGCTCAGGAACTATCACTTTATCCACTGGAACAGATCCTGCTGGAAACGCTATTGTAACAACTCCCACGAGCGGAGCTTCTTTTTCAGTAGATAACACCACGCCTACCGCAGCTATTACATACAATAGTGTTAGTCCTTATAAAAATGGTGAAACTGTTATCATTACAGCCACCTTTAACGAAGCTATGATAGATTCTCCTGTTCCACAGATTGCTATCGCTGGTTCTGGAATTGCAAATGTAAGCGCAACCAACATGACAAAAACATCAGCCACCGTATACACATATAATTATGTTGTACCCAGCGGAGACGGATCAGGAACGATCACTTTAGCCACTGGAACAGATCCTGCTGGAAACGCTATTGTAACAACTCCCACGAGCGGAGCTTCTTTTTCAGTAGATAACACCACGCCTACCGCAGCTATTACATACAATAGTGTCGGTCCTTATAAAAATGGTGAAACTGTTATCATTACAGCCACATTTAATGAAGCTATGATAGATTCTCCTGTTCCGAAGATTGCTATCGCTGGTTCTGGAATCGCAAATGTAAGCGCAACCAACATGTCAAAAACATCCGCAACCGTATACACATATAATTATGTTGTGCCCAGCGGAGACGGCTCAGGAACTATCACTTTATCCACTGGAACAGATATTGCTGGAAATGTTATTGTAACAACTCCCACGAGCGGAGCTTCTTTTTCAGTAGATAACACCACCCCTACCGCAGCTATTACATACAATAGCGTTGGACCTTATAAAAATGCTGAAACTGTTATCATTACAGCCACATTTAATGAAGCTATGATAGATTCTCCTGTTCCACAGATTGCTATCGCTGGTTCTGGAATTGCAAATGTCAGCGCAACCAACATGTCAAAAACATCCACAACCGTATATACATATAATTACATTGTACCCAGTGGAGACGGTTCAGGAACTATCACTTTATCCACTGGAACAGATCTTGCTGGAAATGTTATTGTAATAACTCCCACGAGCGGAGCATCTTTTACAGTAGATAACACAGTTCCTACCATTTCTACTATTCTAACATCTGTAACCGATGGTAGCTATATTAATGCTGGTGACAGTATTCCATTAACAGCTACTATGTCTGAATACATTTTAAGTGGAGGAACCATTACCGCAGCTACCAATATTTTAAATGGAGGAAACCCAAAAACAGTTGTACTGACTGCTAATTCTATCGGAACCACATTAACCGGCACATACGTTATTGTAGAAGGAGATGGAACGAATGGTTCAACTGTAAAAATAACTGGATACACAAGCACTGTAACTGATCTTGCTTCAAACCCATTAGCATCAGGATCTTCAGATATATCTATAGGAAACAATGTATATGTTGATACTACGGCACCCACTATTTCTACGGTTACCACCAGCGTAAGTAATGGTGATTATATGAAAGCAGGTGAAAGTATTCCATTAACTGTTACTATGTCTGAAATAGTGCTTAGTGGAGGAATCATTACCGCAACTACCAATATATTAAATGGAGGAAATCCAAAAACAGTTGTTCTAACTGCTAATTCGACAGGAACCACATTAACAGGTACATACGTTATTGTAGAAGGAGATGGAACGAATGGTTCAGTTGTAAAAATAACTGGATACACAAGCACTGTGACTGATCAAGCTTCAAACCCATTAGCATCGGGATCTTCAGATATATTTATAGGAAACAATGTATATGTTGACACAACAGCACCAATATTAACTCAAGTAACACCTATTACTACACCCTATAATATAAACACTCCAAGTTACGTCTTTAATTCAGATACTATAGGCACAATTACATCTTCATTAGGATTTAGCACTTCAACTACAAGTGTTAACGGGTCAAATACTATTACATTTACTACATTAGTAGACAATATATATAGTGGAGAAACGGTTACTGTAACGGATATTGCTGATAATTCTACAACACTTACACTTCCAAATTTTATAATTGATACAGTCGCACCCACTCCACCTACGCTAACATTACCCGCAAATAAATCTAATGAAAATACTGTAACCGTTGCTCTTGGTGCTGGAGCTACAACATGGCGATATTCTACAGATACAGGTAATACCTGGATAAATGGTTCAGGCAATTCATTTACCTTATCCGATGCAACATATGCTATCAATCGTATTAGAGTAACAAATTCAGACGCAGCAACAAACATTTCAAGTATTGTAACAAATACTACGCAACTTATTATTAATACTGTGCCAGAAGTCTATTCAACCGCGTGTTTTCTTAAAGGAACACCTATTAATACTGATCAAGGTCCTATAGAAATACAAAACATCATTCCATCGCATCATACTATACGCGGAAATCATGTACGTGCTATTATAAAAACATATTTGACAGCAGAAAATATGGTATTATTTAAGAAAAACTGCATGGGTGATAATTATCCTTCTCGTGATACAGTTATCAGTTGGAAACATAAAATATATTATAACGGTGAAATGCGTTCAGCTGATAGTTTCGTATCATTAAATATAGCAGAGATGATTCCATATGAAAAGAATACTCCTGTATATAATGTGATGCTTCATATACATACTGAAATGATTACCAATAATATGATTGTAGAGACACAAAATCCTAATAGTATGATAGGTTGTTTATATGAACATTTCTTATTAAATGACAATATGTCAAAACAACAAATAAAAAATGCGGTAGAATTAACCAATGAATTTTTTGATTATAAGTGGACAAAATATATTAATGAAAATATTAATAATTATGATACCGATGATAGAGCATCAACATTCAAACACGCATTTATTGATTATAAATTAGAAACAGATAGTATATCCAGAGAGAATATAGAAGATATTATGAATGTTCTACTCCCCTTATAAAATAGAACGCACCGCAAATAAAACCGTCGGATTTAAATGGTCTAAATAAAAAAAGCCAAAAAAAAAATTGATGTTAGTTTTTACAGTACTGGATAAGATATCAAACAAACTAACAAGCATGGACATTGCAAGTATATTATGCGGTATAGGGTTTTTACTCTTTATCTGTTACCTGGCAACAAAATTGGATGAACCTATTGATTAGCGCAACTAAATAGGTAACATGAGTGTATACATATGTATAGTATTGTGAATAACACAATAAAAAAGTTGTAATTTGTATACAACTTTTTTATTCCATGTATATGTAAAAAAAAATATTACGATAATTTATACTTACGGATAATGAATTTATTATCAATTATGGCAACATGTATTGATATTTCAATGAAAAATGAAAACAATATATTAAAAATTTTATTAATGGATTATTCTAAAAAAAAGTTTTCAAAGAAACAGATGTTTCTTCTTTATATAAAAATAGCAACCATAAAAACAGATACACCCTTTTATATCTTTATGCATGAATGGATAGTAAATCATACTAATGAAATAATATCTCATTTTTTACGTGACAATTAATTTTCGTTAAATTCTACAGTTTTCACAACACTGACCAAGATAACTATCGTGTAGATCTATAGTCTTATAAACGTATTTCACGTAGATTGCACTCTTTCTTCAACTTCTCGGTGTAATTGTCAAGGTGCATCTCACCTATACCACTCAAGAAGATCTCATCGGAATCAACATCGGCATATATGCACAACGCATGGTCCTCACGTGCGAACTTACCGACTTCCTTGTCAAAGTTGGACATCATATTTGAATCATTTGATTTTGCGGCGAGACTCATGACAGGGAATTTGTATATTGACGCACGCTCAACGTCGAATGCTGTAACCACATCTTCTGATTGTTTTTGCTTGTTTATCATACTTTCACATTGTAACATTGAGTTTATTGTTTCTAATATTTGTTTCATTTCTTCACTATTTCCCGAAATAGTAGAAATTAATTGTGGTATATCTTCATTATTATTACGAGCATCACGCAGACATGTTTCAAGATTGGTTCTAAGATCATCCGTATTCATATTGTATTTGTATGTATTATATTGTAATACATAATAAATCAATTTTTTTGTTATATTGTATTAATATATATGACTAATAATATTAACGATGTATCAGAAAACATTTTGAATAATATAATACAAATCAACAAAGAGACAAACGCGTTTAAAAGCAATTTAGAAAGCGCAGATGTAGATGACCGTTCATTATTTGAATTTGTAACCAGAATCGAAGAATTTATTGGAAAAATGTAAGTGACGATGGTACCAGTAAACAATTAGAAACAATATTAGCCGATTATAATAATAGAAAAGAACAGCATTCTGGTGGAAATAAAGCTAAGAGAAATAGACGTTCTAAAAAGATTAAAGGTAGTAAACGTTCCAAAAAGAGTAGACGTTCCAAAAGAAATAAGAAATAAATATCCTTTTTATCCAATTAATATTATACTATAATTTCATAGTATAATATTACAATTTAATTATTACATATATGTTTACATACTTGGTAAGGGAGCCAGACATAGTTTGATTTCTCCGAGTGAAGCCACATGGTATTTCACTACCAGAGGCAAATCATTCTCCAAATACATTTCAATTTGACTACATAAATTCGTACATTTAATGAAGTATCCCAAATTCTTCAGAGAAAATTCGCCTTGAATGATCTTTGACGCATCCGGTTTCAATTGAAATTCCAATGCTCCATCTGATTCTACACGCCGGATTTCTGCCGTCGCAAAGGAACCAGAGCACTTAAAAATCAATTCATTTGCCAACGATTTAATCTCCAGCTTGTCGGATAGAGGGCTCAAATCGCGAATAATTTTTTGAAAGTCACTTGACGGCAAATTAATAATAGAAGAAAACTCAACATTGGGTACTTGTAATTCTTCGTGGTCAGGTTCAATTAGGCGCAATTTTTGTGTCTTACATTGTTTGATATCACCATTCTCAAACTTTAGTCCCAAATAAGACACTACACCATCTTGGTAATCATCATTCTCAATATAAATCGTAAGCGTGTCATCATTGTCGATAGAATTAATCAACTTGAATAGATGAAACATATTCACGCCAATAATAATCTTATCTTTCTTACATTCGTATTGCTCGAAGTTCTCTGCTTGTAAAAACAGATGCGCTAAAATAGTATGAGACTTGTCCATATTAATAATACGAATTCCATCCTTCTGAAAAGTAATATTTGTTTCCAATAGAATATCCTTGAGTGCGATCATCAAGGTTCTAAACGGAGCAATTTGAACAGTTTTAATCGTTAATACGTTCCCATTCGTCGACGAATCCATAAGTATCTTTATATATTTAACTTGCAGCTCAAATCTTTAAATACTTATGATTCAAGTATTTAAACGCATTAATTACTATTAAATTGATTTAAAATATCTCGTGTGTAATAATATATATTACACCATGAGCAATTCACTATATTCTGAATTATCAGTACGATTAACCAAAGATATTAGTAAAATAGAAAAACAAACACAAGGCATTTACTTTTCGTCTAAAAATACGATTCAACAAGCTATTCATACTATACGTCCATTTCTTCGGGAAAATATGCGCATATTAGAACCGTCTTGCGGAACATGCGAATTCATTACTCATCTTGATAATATGGAAACCGTTACTAAAAACAATACTATTGACTGCGTTGAATTAAATCAACCTATCTATAATGAAATAAAATCACTAAACTTTCAGCGTAATACAGTAAATATTCATCATTCCGATTTCTTAACCTATACTTCATCTGAACCATATGATCTGATTATTGGAAACCCACCTTATTTCGTTATTCCTAAAAAAGACGTCGATGTATCGTATTGGTCCTATTTCACCGGGCGTCCAAACATATTCAATATATTCATTGCCAAATCACTATCCATGCTTGCCGAAAATGGAATCCTATGTTTCGTATTACCTAAATCATTCCTAAATTGTATTTATTATGATAATACCCGTTCCCACATTTATAATAATTATAACATTGTTTCGATCGAACCATGTAATGATGCCAAGTTTATTGATACCACTCAAGAAACTATCATCTTTACTATCCAAAAAAATGCTCCTAAAAATAACAGTCGATTCACTATTGCTAAAAACGGATTCACTATATTCCATGACCCAACCAAGATTGAACAGATACATGAGATGTATAAAGAATCCACTACATTGGACCAAATGGGATTTAAAGTCGGCGTAGGAACTGTTGTATGGAATCAAGTAAAATCTGAACTGACATATGATAAAACCAAAACCATGCTTATTTACAGTTCCAATATTGAAGACAATAAAATTGTAGCGAAGGACTTTAAAAATGATTCAAAAAAACAATATGTTGATCGTGATGGAAAAAACGATATGTGTCTCATCGTTAACCGAGGATATGGTAATGGTGAATACAAATTTCAATATGCAATCGTTAACCAAAAACAGCCCTACCTGCTCGAAAACCACATCATCTGTATTACACTCAAACCTACACATACCAAGCTCTCTAAAGCAAAGTTACTTACACAATATCAAAAAATTACAAAATCATTTGATAATGGAAAAACAAGACAGTTCATTAATATGTACTTCTCTAATAACGCAATTAATACTACAGAACTCCAGCATATTTTACCGATTTACTAAGTAATATTACATCTGTGTTTTAGCTACTCTACGTCTACCATTACCATGACGCTTTCTCGATTTCTTAGCCAGTTTTAATGCTTTACTGTTTTTTCCACATCCACTTTCGAGTATTTTAAAATCGACTGCCGCTGATTTTCCCCCTGTAATAGAACTCGCGAGACGGGCATACGCCCACGAATGACCCGTCTGATTAGGACGAGATCCAGATGAAAAGTAAGCACCTTGACCCTTCTTAATAATTTGGTTCAGAGAAGATAATGAACATCCTGTTTTTTTTACTAAATTTCGTGATGGTTTTAAACTACGAATTTTATACATCTTCTCCGCTTTGGTAATATGTTTGGATTTTTTAGAGGTAAATGATTTCACCTTCTTACGCGTATAATAATTCCCCTTCTTGTATTGCTTTCTTGATCTTTTCAATTCGCGTATTTGCTTTTTTCTATCCTTCCTTGTTAGTCTTTTTGGAACATATCTCTGAGTTATCTTCTTTTTTTGTGTTCGGCGCTTTTTGGATTTCCCACCTATTCTACGCATAGGAATACGGTTTGCTATTATAGCTTTTGTTACAAGCTCGGCTTTCTGTTCTTTAGTGAAATTATTCCATTTAGCCTCACTATATTTTTGTCTAACATGTTTCGTAAAACTTTCTACTAAATCTGGATCTTCTTCCATTGCTTTTGTCATTTGTTCACGGACAGCTGGATCCCGCTTTGCTCTTTCCATAAGTTGATTATCCCTCGCGTTATTGTTGGTCGTTCTACGTGACATATAATATTATGTATATGTTACATTGAGATTATTTACTTTTTGCGAGTTGATTTATTTTTACGTGTGGAACGTCTCTTACGACTTTTCTTAACAGCAGAACCATTCTTAATGGCACCAAAATGTCCCTTCTTGGTGCTGTAACCAGCCTTTGCAAGACGCTTCTCTTTTTTAGCAGTAGCGTGTTTCTTTGATGACACAATGCGACCATGCTTGTTCTGTAACAAGTTAGATTTATGTAATCCACCAGTAGTTTTAAAAGCGGTACCGTGCCACACCATAGCTCGAGACCCAATTAATACTTCAAAGGACTTACCGTTAATGTGATAGTTTCCATCAGAACTTTTAGTAGGACGTTTCATTATAAAATGAATAGAGAAAAAAAATTATTTCTAAATAAGTATATTGATAATGCCAGCGAACGCATAAATCAAAAATTTGATAGAATGCGACCTCCCGTTCCTGGTATTCGTCCAAATTGACGATCTATAGCGATTGTTTGTATCACTGTCTGTGTTCTAACGCGATATAAACTATTAATATAGGCAGCACGATTCGAAAAAGGTGAACTACCAAGCGTGCTAAGAGGTGGCGGAATAGCTCTATTTTCATCAATCAAACATGCTATTTTACATTTCGATTTATTTCTATATTTACCTACATTCAACATATAAATCATTCTATATAATTTGCCATTATTTTATATTAGTCCCTTATTTTTCATCTACTGTTGCTGAATCAGATGGTATGTCTTCTACTTGAAGTACATTATTTATTTCCATCTTGGTTCCAATTTCTTTTTTGATGTATTCTATATTTATGGATTTCTCATTGTCAGTCATACCACCCATTGATTCTTTAATCATATTCATGTACATTTCGGTTCCGGCTTCAGTATCGTTCCAATTTGGATAACACCGTTCCCACTCCTTTATATGTTGAATCTGCCTCTGTGTAATTTGTTCAATACTATGATTGATTTTCTTATGTTTATTGTCTTTTTCCCAAATATTTTGGTCCTTCACAAAAAAATCCAGTGACGTTTTATTATCACTACAATGAAACGGACGATTATTAGGATTCATATCAGCTAAATGTTTTACAAAAATATTCGTAATCCCTTTAATATAACCATTATCACATGTGTATTTCAAATCATCAGATGAAAGCTTTAATGATTTCATAAAATCAGTGAGATTCATTGCATTTTTACATTTTTCATTCAATATTAAGTTAATCGTCATAGTATTATTAATATTGTTAGTCGTAGTATTTCCTATTTTTCCTATCATGTTTTGTTGATTTTCAATTGTCTTCTGTAGTAATTCTTGAAGATTTTTTATTTGCTCATGTTGTGTAGTCACTATATCTACATTCGTTTGTATCGTCTTCTCTGGCTGCAATGGTGCCAGAGTTTCATATTCAATAGTAGGATTTATCGTCGCATTAGAACACAATTTTATATGGCGCGATAGACCACTACTAAATTTATAACCCTTTCCACATGTTACACATGTGTATTTATTATCATCTATTGTACTGCTTTGTCCATGTAGTATTGTAGTTCCTGAATTATTCTGCGACTTATTCGCAATTTTTATGTGTTTTTTAGTATTCAAATGTTTTGTCCAATCATATTTATTAAATGTTCTGTATTCACAAATTTTACAAAAAAATGAATTTTCGCCAGGATTTTTTTTTATCATAATATAATATATTTATATTTTTAATTCTTAAACCATTTACGATGTTGCGACAATTGTCGCAAAAATGTTATCATTTTAGGATAATGTAGTGTTTTGTCGCATAGTGAATAAAATATAATGCTTAGGTAGAATGAGGGGGAAAAAAATATTTAATTCCTTGCGACTTTTGCGTTATCATTCCGTTACCATTGAAAAATTTATAATGACACAAAAAAAAAGGGGGCGAAAAAAAAATTTACAGTGCCTTTTTTTTAGTCCTACATAAGATTCCTACATCTTTTTTTAGGCATTTTTGGAAACCCTTTTCTAACAGTAGCAATTTCATTTTTTTATTTTTTTTTTTTTTTGCAAAGAGTCATTCGACCCTTTTTTTCGAAGAAAAATATGAAAAATCCCAAAATACTTTTTGAAAAAATAAAAAAAATAAAAAGTTAATGTAGTTTAATAATACCTACATAATGTTTTATTTTGATAATTTAATTATATGTGTATACTACAAGATGACGAAGAGCAAATTTACTTATCTTAGAAAAGGTGAAGGTAAATTGGCGTCTCACGATCATGGGATAACCAATTTCTCTCTACAACGTAAACAGAAAATTATTCAGGAACAAGAAGAACGAGAAGCAAATCCAATAGTTACATCCGTATTCAATCCTATGATTGTTGTTCCTGATAAAAAAATATAACTGTAACATTCGTTTTTATTTAATTATTGTATTATGTAGTAGAATAATACAATAAAAATTTCAAAACTATCCTATGTGATATGGTAATGCGAAAATAAATCGATATAAAATATCATTAAAATAAAAATTGAACCTACTTAAAAATATCATAGTATGAAACATAATAAGTAGTATGTCGATTAAATCGAATCTCGCAGCAAAATACCAAAAGAAAACGGACAAGGAACATATCTTGGATAATCCAGATACCTACATCGGTTCTGTTGAAAATATAGATACAGAAGGATATGTATTTGATGATACAGCCAACTGTATGATTCAAAGACCTTTCCATTATATTCCAGGATTATATAAATTATTTGATGAGGCAATCGTGAATTGTCGCGATCATGCTATTCGCATGAAACAGGCAATGGCTAATTGTAAGTCAAACACTATTCCTCTGTCTCTTATCGACGTTTCTATTTCAGACGATGGCACCATGTCATTTATGAATGATGGCACTGGCATTGACATCGAAAAACATCCTACGTATAATATTTGGATTCCAGAAATGATTTTCGCACACCTGCGCACTGGTACAAACTATGATAAACAAGAAAAAAAAATCGTTGGTGGAAAGAATGGATTCGGTGCCAAGCTCATATTTATCTGGTCGACTGAAGGCGAACTGGAGACCGTCGACCATGTTCGCGGATTGAAATTTACACAAAAATACAGAAATAATTTGGACATCATTGAAGATCCTGTCATCAAAAAATATCGCGGAAAACCTTATACTAAGATTACTTTCAAGCCCGATTATGCGCGTTTAGGAAAGACTGGACTAAGTGTCGATGAATTGGCACTATTCAAGAGGCGCGTCTATGATATCGCAGCAATGACCGAAAAAACTGTCAAGGTACGCTATAATAATGAAATCGTCCCTGTTCGCGATTTCCAACAATACGCTGACCTATACATCGGTAGCAAAGACGACGCAAAGCGTGCTCATGAAAAGGATGAAGATCGTTGGGAATACATCGTTGCCCTATCTCCAAGTGATGAGTTTGTACAAGTATCCTTTGTAAACGGTATTTACACATCGAAAGGAGGCAAACATGTGGAATATATTCTTAATCAGATTATCAGAAAGCTGGTAGCGTATATTCTGAAAAAGAAAAAGATCGAGGTTAAAACCACCACCATCAAGGAGCAACTCATGCTATTCATTCGTTGTGATATTGAGAACCCCGCATTCGACAGTCAAACCAAAGATTACATGAACACACCCAGCAATAAATTCGGTTCAGCATGTACCGTAAGCGACAAATTCGTTGAAAAGATTGCCAAGATGGGTATCATGGATGCGGCATGTGCTCTTACAGAAGTAAAGCAAAACAAAACCGCCAAGAAGAGCGATGGAGCCAAAGTCAAGTCTATTCGCGGAATTCCCAAGTTGGTTGATGCGAATCTGGCTGGAACTATTGATTCTCACAAATGTACTATTATCTTCTGTGAGGGTGACTCAGCCAAAGCCGGTATTATTTCAGGTCTTTCAACAGAGGATAGAAATATTATTGGCGTATATCCCATGAAAGGTAAACTATTCAACGTTCGTGGTGAAACCATTGCGCGTATTAGCGAAAACAAAGAGGTCATTGAAATCAAACGGATTCTCGGTCTTGAAACGGACAAAGTATACGACTCCGAAGCAGATATCAAAGCATCTTTGCGATACGGTAAAATCCTGTTCATGACGGATCAGGATTTGGATGGCTCTCATATCAAGGGACTCGGTATCAACTTGTTCCAATCACAATGGGCATCTATCACCAAACTGAATTTCATCGGATTCATGAATACTCCTATCTTGAAGGCAAAGAAGGGAGCGCAAGAATTGGTATTTTACAATGATGGTGAATATGAAGCCTGGAAGCAACTCAACAATGAAGGTAAGGGTTGGAAGGTGAAGTATTACAAGGGATTGGGAACCAGTACCAGTAAGGAATTCAAGGAATATTTCCAACACAAGAAAATAGTGAATTTCAAATTCACGGATAAGAGCGATGACGCGATCGACATGGTGTTCAATAAGAAGCGCGCTGATGACCGTAAACTATGGTTGGGTGACTACGACCGGTCGTTATATTTGGATACCAGTCACCAAGAAATCAGTTTCGAAGACTTCATTTACAAGGAAATGATCCACTTTTCAAAGTATGATTGTGAACGTTCTATTCCCAATCTGATGGACGGATTGAAGATTAGTCTGCGTAAAATCTTGTATAGTGGATTCAAGAAGAAAATGACCAGTGAAATCAAAGTCGCACAGTTTAGTGGTTATGTATCAGAACATAGTGGGTATCATCATGGAGAAGCCAGTTTGAATGGCGCAATTGTCGGTATGGCACAAGATTACGTCGGTTCTAATAACATCAACTTGTTAATGCCAAACGGTCAGTTCGGAACACGTCTTTCTGGTGGAAAGGATAGTGCGAGTGAAAGATATATCTTTACTGAACTAAACCAGCTCACTCGAATTATTTATCCCGACATTGACGATAAAGTATTGAAATACTTGGACGACGATGGTCAGATGGTAGAACCAATTTATTATGCACCCATTATTCCTATGGTATTAGTGAATGGATCGAAAGGTATCGGAACCGGTTTCAGTACAGATGTTATGTGTTATAATCCAGTCGATATTATCGGATATTTGTTGAACAAACTTCATAACAAAGATACCAGTTCTACTCCTCTCATGCCTTATTACGAAGGATTCAAAGGGACTATCTCTTCAATGGACGCAGGCAAATATTTGATTCGAGGTGTGTATGAGAAGGTCGGAAACGATTCCATTCGCATTACTGAGCTTCCGATTGGAACATGGACCGACGACTACAAGAAGTTCCTTGAGGACTTGATTGATAGTAAGAAGACTGCTTCTAAAAAGAAGTCGTCGACTGCTGGCATGGTACGCGATTATACCGATATGAGTACGGACAAGGTGGTAGATATTACGATTCAACTGGCAAAAGGTTCGATTGAAATTCTGGAATCGGAAACACATGAATATGGACTGAATGGTATTGAGAAGAGTTTCAAGCTCTATACTACAAATACGACTTCGAATATGCACATGTTTGATGCCGCTGAGAAGTTGAAATTGTATAAGAATGTATATGAAATCATGGATGATTACTTTGATACTCGAATGGCAGTCTATGTGAAGCGTAAGCAGTATATTATCGATTCACTGAATGCCGAATTAGTTGTTTTGAGCAATCGTGCTCGATATATTCAGGAAAATCTGGATGAAACAATTGACCTTCGTCGTAAGAAGAAGGATGAAATCATAACTTTATTGAAATCCAAAAATTATGATATGGTAGATGAGGACGAAGATTATAAATACTTGGTCAAAATGCCAATGGACAGTGTTTCAGAGGAAAATGTAGCGAAGATCATGAAGTCACATAAAGATAAAATGACAGAATTGGAATTGTGTATAACTACAACGGAATCTCAAATGTGGATCACTGAACTTGAAACACTGAGCCAGAAATATAATGATTATAAATCCGCGCGTGAAAAAAACATGTGCGAAAAGGTCACCAGCAGTAAGCTTAAGTCTAAGCCTAAAAAACTCAAACTAAAAATGTAAATTATTCAGTATATTGATTACTACAGTTGTATATATTTTTTTCACTTTTTCCAACTCGTTTTCTGGTTCCTTCTGAATATTATCTCGAACTTTGTTTATTTCATCAAAATAATTATTAATGAAATTGACGTTATCGGGCATATCGATGTCATCCAATTCTTTTATTAAATCGAACTGTTTTCTTTCTTTTGGCTTAGGCGCAAATGTGGTATCTTCTTTTGCACCACCAGTTGACATTGGGGTATTTGACTTACTCCTGGCATTCAATGTTTCTATCCACTCCTCTGTTGTCATTATATCATGACCATACATGTAAAAAATACTTGGTAATAGCAGTCTACAATCCCATCCTTGTTGGATATAATTTTCAACATTTTGTGCGTTACCTGGTATGTCATAAAAATCTGTTGTAAAAGCGCTGTCTGATGTACCTGCAGGAGGAGTGCAATGATGACGCATTGTGCGTTCCCCTACATATGTCCATCCACTATAAGCATCCCTATCACTGTTCCATCGTTTATCAGTATCGGGGGCTGATAATGTTCTTGGTGTTAATCTCAAACAATATTGTTGGTATTTCATTTCAAACTCGTCGTCTCTTATATTGTACGAACTGAGCGTATTCAATAACTCAGTTGGATTTGTTCCTGATAAGTCTTTTAAACGGCAAATTGTATTTGTATATAAATGAAACTCAGCGCGTTGTGCACGTATATATTCTACCCATTCTAATGATTTCACATATGCATCAAAATCAGTTTTGTTTATACCAGCCTTCTCTACCTCTTCTTTTCGCTCTGTTTGTTGTTTCTTTAATATTTCGAGTGTATCTAATAGAGAATCGAGTTGAAGATCCTTTGGGCTTTTTATTAGCATAACATTTGGCAACCACCACCTATTATACTGATCCTGAGTTAGTTTATCTTTCATTTTAGTCCATTCATCTTTATTATACTCATTTAACATTAACTGTTGAATTGTGTCATCAAAATTCAAGTCTCCAGTTAATTGCGCTAATGCAGATATCTCAGCCATGAGTTGATCTATCTCACTTCTTCTCGTCACTTCTTCTCTACCGAGTCTTTCCATTTCTTCTCCATTGCTACCTGCTTTTGCTATAATTGCTGCTGCTTCGCCTTCAGCTGTAAGAATTCCTGCCTTCCATAAGTTATCAATTTTTCGACTCCATTCATTATTTTCCAAAACACTATCTACAGCCTTTCTTCTTGCCTCAGCGATTTTCTTCCTTTCTTCTTGATCTTTGTTCCACTGATCCATATTATACTGGATTGGGGGTCCAGTTTTCTTGCCAAAATAATTATTTATACGTCGGGTAAATGCATTTCTTAATGTAGTTGAGTCAGTAATTTCTTCATCCATTGTCCATTTACCATTTTCATACATTGATTTAAATTTTCCATCTCCACCAGTATATATTAATATATCATATAACTCAGGATTGTTACTTACTAAATCATTCATAAAATTTTGCCACAGAGCATCCTTCTTATCTTCTAAGGACATATCATCATCCTCCTCTACTGGTATATCTCTATAATTTTCAAAAAACGTTTCTTCACCAAAATCAAATTGTCTATGTGTATATCGCCATAACTTTTCATTCATTAAAAAAGTGCTTGGTATATCAGCTGAAATTGGCGTATTAGTATTATTTTTACTATTATTTCCTAATAGTCTATTTGCGCTTTGCCATATATCCTCCCCTGTTTGATTATTAAGATCTTCGCCTATTTGAATATACGGTTTATTTTTTGAAATATTAGTATCACCAATAACTCCCCAATTTTCTTTATGAAATAACAATTTAATAATGTCATTATCGCCAGTAATTTCTTTGCCGTTGTAGTTGAATTTGGTAGCGTCTGTATCTGTAGATGTAGTTAGTCTTGTAAATACCGTTTGTCTATAATATTCATAGTGTTTTGCACTCAATTCAATTGGAATACCATTTGTAGATTTTAAAGGATCATTAGGACCCGGTACCATCTCTTTTAATAGATCATCTAATCTTTTTACCACATGAGCCGAATTATTAATATCAAAAGTTACTCGTCTCCTACCTATAGTAATTTGTGATCCAAACAATTCATCGTATTTGTTTAAGTACGCATCTTCTTGTTCTTTTTGTTGTTCTTGATCTTTATCTTGATCTTTTGGAACATTTTCCCATTTTTGAACATGTTCATTCAAAGTTAGCAACGTTCTGTTATCCAACGTAAATGTTTTTCCACCATAAGCAAATGTATTACTATCAGCTGTAAATTTATTGCCTTCTTTTAACCATTCGGTAAATTTTTTTTCTTTCTCATTATTTTCTGTACTTAATTCTTGCGCCTCTTCTACAAATAAGTGTATTATATCATCAAATGATATGTGAGTACTTCCCTGAGATGTAGTAGCATCAGTGCCAGTAGCATCAGTGTCAGTAGCATCAGTGTCAGTAGCATCAGTGCCAGTAGCATCCGATGAACTGATTCCTAATCTGTTTTTAATTATTTTAATATAATTATCAAATATGTTTTTTTCTTCATCGGTGTATCCTTTCTCTTTAATGGCAATGTCTATTTGATTCGTTACATCATCAGTACAATAAGATACTGATTGATTATCGCGTAACCATTTTTTATGGGACTCAATATGTAATTGAGTAGCTCTATCTGTAAATAATAATTGTGCTCTTTTATGAGGATCAACATTAGGATATAATAGCGCCATTAATTTTTGATTTTCGCTTCCTATTAACATTTTCTCGATCAAAGGGTCTTTTCCGTCCATTTCGCCAACTGACTGCGTATATTCGAATAAAAGATGGTTCAATATATTCTGTGTAGATTGTCCATTTATTGCACCATCTACTATTATGTTAAATGCGTTTTTATGAAACTTAAAAATATGAGTAATCATATTAGCTGCTTCTTGAGGATTTCCAGAAACCATGCGACGTATTATCTCGGCTCTATAATCTATCGTATCATCTTTAATTCTATTATCTACTGATTTATCTTCAGCTGCTCTTCTTGACTTTTCCTGGTCTTTATAAAATTTTTGCCATGCGGCAAATCTGGTTTGTGCGCTTTCATCTTTACCAACCATTTCCGAAAGTCCAATAATAACGTCTGTTAATGGTGCGGTTCCTAATGAAGTGACTGTTCGCACATTTTTAAGTGTAGCTAAAAGTTCATCTGCGCTTTTTATAACCTCATCCAACCCATCTTTCGCTAAGGTTGTTATTTTTGTAGCTGAATCTAAAAATGTAGATGTTGATGCGTTTAATTCAGTTATCAAATTGGCTAAGTCAGAACCCTCGTATGAATCCTCGAGTAATATTTTTAAATCATTGTTAATTCCCTCTAATTCTGTACCAACCTTAGAAATTTGTGTAAGAGCGTCTCCCAAGTTTTTAACTGGTTCTTGCATGTCATTAGCCTTTTGTTTCGTCTGTCCCACCAACTGTTCTACTGATGCTGCACCAACATCCGCTACAGCTATTGCTGCCCCTACAGGCCCGCCAACTATTATTGTTAGTGTCGTTTTACTTAAACCATCCGATAATAATTTTTGTGCCCCCTTCTTAACTCCATATTTAATACCTTGTTCGAGACCAATTTTACCAAGTTCTTCGGCACCAGTCGTAATACCAGCATTTTTTACTGAATATAATATATTTTGTAAATCATCAGTAGTAGCATCTGCTGAAAGCACGCCTTCAATTACCGGAGCTAATATAGAATATACTGGCCTGTTTTCAGACTTAGATAAATTTCTATAATAATTTCTGAAATCTTTTTTAGCTGTTTCTCGTTGTTCTATATCTTCTATGGTGTCAAATTTCGGGTCCATTTGCTCCATCAACTTTTCTTCCAATAGTTCATCTAACTGCAATATTAGTTGCAGTTCTTCAGCATTCAATGTAGATAAATCTAATTTATTAGGATTTCCTATAAGTATCCCTTGTAATTTATCTAATAATGTTTTATTTTCCTCTCCAAGAAATTTCGACAAATCGCCACCTTGAATTAATTCGGGCAATAAAGTATCATAACCCTTTAATCTGTTTATCAGAGTGTGTTTATCATGTTCGCTGGCAAGAGCCATCAAAAACGCGTCATTCTGTAAATTTGTAGACGAAACCGTTCCTCGCACGACTGTACTATTTGGGTCATCCATTTCGTCATGAAAAAAATTTTCTAACGTTTTTCCATTCCAAAATTCGTTATCTTCCGTGCCTCTAAACAGATGAACTAATTCATGTGTTGCGTTTCTTTGTTGTGCATCAATTACGAATCGAGTAAGGTCGAGTGCGTCGGCTAATTCACGTTTTTTTGAGTCTATATCGAGAGAATCATAGTTTGAATCAAACAAAAAATCAAAATTTGGATTATTTGTTCTTGGGTCTGTTTTTGAGTCGTAATCGCCAAATATTGTATGAAAGGTTTTTCCAAGAAAACGCGGAAAATCATTGCCAGTCGGGATATCATCACTTATCGACGTATCCGATTTATATTTGCTATAACTAAGCATCTGCTGCGTATAAGTGTTTTCGTCATAATATCGACCAAGTGAGTAATTCCTTAAATTATTCAAGAAGCTATCTGATAATGTTTCATTGCTCTCTTGTTTTGCGGCGACTTCAGCTAATAGAGTTTCTTTCTCTTCATTAGATATTAACATATTTTCGTTAATCGCATTACGGGCTTTATCAAATCCGGATAATCTTGCTGCTTCTTTTTCTGTTTCTGATAATGCTTCAGCTGCCAATCTTGCTGCTTCTTTTTCTGTTTCTGATAATGCTTCAGGTGCCAATTTTTTAGCTGCTTCTTTTTCTGTTTCTGATAATGCTTCAGCTGCCAATCTTTTAGCTTCTTCATCTTTTGCTAATCTTTTAGCTTCTGCTGTGTTATCTTTTACTTGTGGTAAAAATATATGATTAAACATATTGGTTATAATACCGTGTGGAGAGAGAGCACCATGTAATGCCACATTCACGCTTTTTAAGAATGATTGCGAACGTTCAATGCCATACGTAGTTAGCGTAGCTTGAACTTGATCCACCGTAAAATCAGTTAGTATAACGGTTAAGCTAATAAACATATTATGCCATACATATTCTCTAATAAAAGCCAGTTCAAATATTTTGGATACTTTACTCATATTACCCATTTTTCTATTTAATCTGTCGTATTTTTTCTGTGAAAATCCAAGAACCTTGTGAATGTGTCCACGTAATAGTTTTTTTATATCGTATGCTTCGTTTACTAATTTGATTACATACATATTGAGTTTATACACGTATTCATTCCTTTTCTGTAGTAAAATGCGGTCTAATCGTAAGTTTTTTAACATAATTTCAAATAGTCTTACGATCGAATTTGATTTAATATTAGAGAAAGGATTTTCGCCGCCAACAAAAGCAATAATTTTATTACCATAATCCTTTAAAATAATTTCATTGATATAAGCAGCACCAATAATACTCAATACAATACTATTGGTCTTGTGTTCTTCAAAAAATTTCGTTGTCATTTTTTCCAATTCCTCGTATTTTTCTTCAAAATAATCCGTTATATTTTCTTCGCCATCCACCTTCCGCATTCTTTTATACCATTGGTTGATTACTTCCATTTTTTTATTCTGCTTCGCAGCAATTAATTTCTGTTTCGCCTCATGTAACTGTAATTTGGTAGGATCCATGTACAAACCCATTGCGTTATTGATAGTGATATCGTAGATTTTATCAACGCTGGGAATTAATGATTTCGCACCCTGTCCTACAACAGAACCAGCAAATGTAACTATGTATCCGCCCAATCCTTCAATGTTTTCCGCGTTTAATAATTTCTTAAAAATATCTTCTACTAATGGCATTTCATCTTTATATTTTGAACCAATATACACGTTTTTCATAAAATCTGCCGCGTTTTTTGCGCCAGGTAAATTAAGCATATATTTAGAATCTATCATGTTGCCAAAATGTCTTTGATAAAAGGCGAGCATATTCTGTTCTTCAGTGAGTCCGACTTGGTCTCCACTCTTATCCCTATTTTCACTCAACATTGTAATAAAATCATCGAGGGTTCCTTTTCCGTCCTTTCCTATCATTTTATCTGCGTAGGCATAATCAAATATATTTTTGCCTTCAATGTTTTTTAGGTCAAGAGTGTCAAGATATTCTTTAGAAAATATAGCTGAGAATAATGGCGCGTTTATTTTACCCGATTTAGCCATCCCTCTCCAATCAGTCAAAACGTTTTCCGAATCTCCGAGTTTTTTAGTCAACCCAAGTATATAAAAATCAGCATGATGAATAGATATAATTCCAATCATATCCTTCACTATAAAACCGCCACTTTTAGAAACCAAATTCTGAAATCCCAATTCACCACTATGGTTTAAGCCTATATTTATTGAATCATTGATAATCCCATATATCTTGATTGCGTTGTTAAAGTAAGACCCAGCGAAAATGTCTGTAACTATTTTTGTAAGATCTTCTTTATTGTCTGAATCCGCCAATGCTTCCAACGTAGAAGCAATATCTGTCACCTTTCCCGTATCTAATAACTTGGCAATAGGTGAAGCGTTTAATAGCTTTGCTGCTGAACCAAAAATTATTTGAAACTGAGGAACCAGAAATTGTGTAATAAAACCTGGATTCATTATAACATATGCAATAACAATCGAACTGGTCACCGAAATTATTTGTATGGAAATTTTTTCCAATTGCTTTTGCTGTTCCGCTTTAAACATGAGAATCTCTTTTTCTCTATTTTTCCAATTTTGTGACGCTTGTTTCATAAAGGACGAAATAGTTGTTGCTACCTCTAATGCTTCCTCTTCTAATTGTTCCATAATCGATTTTTTATTTTCATTCGATAATTTACTCTCCAACAATGCAGTGGCGTTATCGATATTACGCGTCTGATACTTATTCATCATTTTTTTCACGTCACTCACAATGTTAGCGTTTATATCACCAGTGCCATCATCATCATCAGCATCACCTGTGCTACCTTGTGCTATAATTAATTTATTACTTATTTTAGACCAATCCTGTCTAAAATTATTTAGTGTCTCTACATTATTTAAATCAAACGATTTTACTGGCTTAGTTTCAAAAATACTGTCCAATTTAAATGTTTTTTTTTGCGCTTTAGATATAATATTTGAACCAGTTAAATTTAATTGTATGCTATTAGCATAGTTAGTAATTTCGTTAGTAGATTTTATATAATGAGATATGGCACTGTTGTCACTATCTACGCCCTTTGGCGTTGACTGTTCAGGTTTTGTTCTTGATTCCGGAGTTGTTGACATTATCTAATCTAATTTAGTATATTATAATTAATTTGAATAAAACCATTTAATATTTAATATGTAATATATTTATAACTAAATACAGTATGGCATCAGATACAACAGACGGAATATTAGTAGATAACGGTAATAAGTTTATATTAAAGGCGGACTATTACATGTCTCGAGGAGAACTCGAAGGCTCGCTAATAAATTATCTTCTTGCTGGAAATTGTTTTCATACTTTAATAGAAAGTAATAGTACGGTTGATAATAAGGATTTTCAGACAAAATTGACAAAATGTATGAAATATATTATTCCATTGCAAGAAAAATTGCAGCAGATTAAAAGGGATAGAGGATGTAAAAAAGATGAGGAAAAAGATAAAATATCATGCACCGATGTGAAAACCACGAAAAATGATTTGAAAAAGTGTTTCACCTTTGATAAAGTTTCAGGACAAAAGGAAGCAAAGAACCAAATCAAAAATGGTATTATTATGCCTATTTTATATCCCAGATTATATCCTCATTCATCCAAAGGTATTTTATTTTATGGACCTCCGGGTACCGGCAAAACACTATTAGCAACTTCATTTGTAAATGAACTACAAATACAGGCTGATTGTCATGATATGCCTACTAAAATTATATTATATTCCCCCACTGGTGCCGAACTAAAAGGTAAATACGTAGGTGAAACCGAAAAAAACATCAGAAAATATTTTGATTGCGCGGAAAAGCAAGCGAATGACTGTATGTATTCTCAATTGGATATAGGTGAAGACGATATTAAAAAAATAGGCGCGGATAAAGATGGGTTAGATACTGATGGACAGGCTAAAATCACTCGTGTCATTAGTGTGATTTTTATTGATGAGGTGGACGCAATCGCTGGAGATAGATCCAAAGATAATTCTGGTTTAATGAGTAATAGTGTAAACACATTATTACAGATGATGGACGGTGTCAATAAATATGAAAATATTGTTGTAATGGCGGCAACTAATTATCCCTGGTCATTAGATGACGCAGTCATGAGACGTTTTGATACCAAAGTATTCGTGTCATTGCCTGATGTGGACGATACCATAGATTTGATTAAATTAGAGTGTATGGATTACATAACAAAAGCATTGGGAAATATTAAAAGCGCTAATTTTGCTCAAGCTTCAAAAGAAATAAATCTTAAATTATGCGATGAGCAAAAAAACAGCAAGGATGAAATAGCAGTGAAGGATCTCAGTATGAATGATGGTAATAATCATACATGTACCTTGTCTGATATAATTGAACGAAAATATAATTTATGTGTCAGTAATTGTTATGCTACATCCACCTCAATGACTAACAAATTTAATTTCTTTCGAAATGAATACTTTCCTTTTTTCTCAGAGAGTGAAATCACTAAGCTTGCTAACTTGTATGTACAATCAAATTATGCTGGTGGTGATATTAAAAACGCATGTCGCTATGTTTTCAAGAAGATGGGAAATATGGCTATTGAAACAAAACGTTTCAAAAGACATGAAATTTATAATCCAACCAAACAAGAACTTTATGAGGACAATTTTGAAGCGAAATCGACACAGAATAAAAACGATTTTAAAATTAAAAATAAGGAGAAACAAGATGAAAATAAGAAATTTTTACTCTATAGTAGTAGTGCTGGACCGATTAGTGGTGCGAATAGGAAAGGAACCGCCGAATTATACATCAATCTTACAGGAGATGAAATAAATACACATGAGTATGATATGTTTGGTTATATTAAACCCGATAAGTTATCTACAATTATTAGAAAATCACAGAATTTAGTTCCTTATTCTACTATATTACAGAGGTCAGGTGATCATAATGCTACAAATAAGCATTTGTATATGGAGATGGATGAATTTATAACCAGACATGATAAAAATACTGGGATTGCCGACGCGTTTGAAGTTATTGCCGACATTATAAATCCACCAAAAGTTTCACACGGTGGAGGCTCAGCATCATCAGCAAAAAGAGGAAGCAATAGACCCAATCATTTACATCATTATTCTAACGTAGGAAATCCTGATAAATTTATACGCAATAATATGCCTCCTCAAAAACAATCCGGAGGGTATAAAATTACAGGAACAGCGAAAAATATACTTGGTAACCAAGTAACAACTGAACCAACATTACATTTTGAAGAGATATCTCAAGAAATATATGAAAATAGTCTTGCGTATATTCAATTTGCCATATTTGCACAAATTAACAACGAAGGTAACGTAATTAAGGCGTTAGACGAGACAAAAGTGAGGGAAAGTATTAATCCACCTGATGGATGGGTGCTTAAATCGGACGATAATGTGGTCGTTAACTCCAGATCTTCATATGATATATTAAAGTTTAGAGCATATGATGGCAAGAACGAAATTAGAAAAAATACACATGTTGTTGTAAAGTCTTCGAATATCACGACGTATGGCGTAACACATGTTTCTGCTTCTATCGAACAGAACGTACATATTGTTGGTCTCGCAGATGATTATACATACCCATCAATATCAAGCGAACCCTCAAGCGAACCCTCAAGCGAACCCCCAAGCGAACCCTCAAGTGAACCCTCAAGCGAACCCTCAAGCGAACCCCCAAGCGCCCTATTTCTACCATTTGAACATGTTACAACATGTTATGAAAAAATTAATGAATATAGTGATGAAACCAATAAAATATATGGGTTAATTAATTTTTTCAGATGTTTATTTAGATTAGTGGTAAATACACAGGAAAAGAATGTATTAATGACGAATAAATGTATATTTGAAGATGGTGAAAGCGTAAAAGACCGCAGAAGTGCTGAGAAAGATAAACCCAATACCATATTAATTTATTATTTAATGAAAGATTGTCCCCCTGATAAAAAGGCGAAACTGTATGAAATTATTCATAATGGAATAAAAGCACTTTACGGGTTAGCAGGAATAAATGAATCTGATACCCGTACTATTATTCCTGAATTAGATAAAACCAACTTTTGTGTTTTAAAATATTATCATTATTTTGAAGCCATATCTCATATCTTTTCAAAAGAATATAACGACGAACAGTTGGGGGCACAATTTAATACTGAAATAAACATGTCGGACATTTCATTTTTGGATCAATTAAATCCAGAAAAGAGTAGTTTGGTGAAGAATTTGGTAGGGTATGGACCAGATGCTAATCCAAAACCGTACGAGTTACATGTTGATTCATACGAAAATAAAATAAATTTTGAAGATATAGAGTTAGCTACAGTTACTGATATAACAATAACGCCTGTCTACATATATGAATCTGTTTTGGTAAAAGTGTTAAATGAAATTAATGAATCGGAAAAGTATCATACCGAAATAGCTAATATGATGGTCTGGTTAGATAAACAAATTGAAAATAAACAAATTGAAAATAAACAAATTGAAAATAAAGAAGAAGAACCAAAAAAATTTGAACCATCAAACGATTCCGTTCCAATTGATACAATTAGGAAAACAATTACGGGACTAAATGGTAAAAAAACGAAAATATATCATACTTTGCTATTTATAATAATTGGTAGATTAACTACTGAAATTTTTGACAAAGGCGAGTCTAACTCATCGACTTTTCAATGGTTTGAAAAAAATGATTTTGAATTATTACGTAAAATATTACACTTAATATTTTTACATTATAAAAAGAATGAAACAGATGCGATTGTATTATATTGCCTTACCGCTTTTCAAATAACCTCTTTTCAAATTGAGTCTTTCAAAACAGAAGGGGGTAACAAAATAAAGGAATTAATTGGTAACAATGATAGTGAAAATGACGGCGCCAAATCACATTTCCAACAATTAATTCAAGAATTTGGAAACATCTTAGGCGACATAGTATACGAGAATCCTAATAATGATGAATTTAATCCTACATTGTGTAGTAAACTAACGAATAAAATTGATGCGCCAAGCAAAACAACAAAAGATCCTAAACGTTTTACAGAGATTATAAATTATTTCAGTTTAGTATCAGCAGAATCAAGTGTGTTTTCTCAGATGAGCGATGCGATCGGACACAGAGCGGTCACATGGGGTATTAAGCGCGAATCAGGCGAACATCTTACTATGATGGCAAAAGGAATTATTCATGGTATTTCATTAACAGACGCAGAGCAAAAATTACCACATGTTTCCACTATTGTAAAAGAGTTTAGTATAGTATCCACAGCCATAACAGGTTTGTCGGAATTCGTTACAGATGTGAATATATATCAATCTCTGGCAAAGTCTATTCAGGCTAATTATCAGTTACAGGTAGATTCAGCGGGTTATTTGAAGAAAATTGCTAAAAATATAAGAAATACTTATAATGATAATGATACAACTATTGTGAACGATTTATGGCAGTTATTGTGTGAAAATAAAAATCGAGAAACTATTCAGAACGAAATATTTCAAAATGCTGAAAATTCAACAATGCTATCATTTACAAAAGCTACAAAAGCAGCAGTTCCGGATGATGCAGAGCTATGGAAAAAAATTTATGGAGTTACCCCAACTCCCCAAGTAAAACGAGATATTAAAGAAGCAATTCAGTTATATTTAGTCTTGTATTTAACGACAATGGATAATTTATGTGTTCTTTCGAGTAAATTTGCGTCTCATAAAACAGACACATTATTTGTAAACTTGCATGATTTTTATTACTATATTTCGGTAAATACTATTAATAATATGGAGGGCCTTATTAGCAGTGACACAGGTATTACCTTCTTAATTAAAACAGATGTTCACGAAGGAATACCGAATCAACAATTATTTCGGGAAAATATAGATTCGCGCATTTATTTGCGTTCTATTTTACGCTTTAGAGATATGAGTCCTGAAAGATTGCGATTTCAATCATGGGGCTTACATGAAACAAATGGTTTTAAAGATACGTTAGTTAATCGATTAACTCCAATGGCATTTATACGAGGATTTGGTGCATTAACAAGTTCGGCATTGGATGGACTTAAGAGTTACGCCTTCGCAGCAAGCAAGTTTTTTACAACAGGTTATCACAAAGTGAATTTAGATTTAGAAAATGTAAAAAACGCCGGCACATCTTCCTTGTCAGAAAATATTGAACAACATTTACGTATTATGTTTTTTTACTATGCGTTTCAATGGTACGTATTTGGAGACGCAGTAAAAGCACCAGACTTGGTAGCAGAAGCAAAAAACGAATTATATACCAATAAAATATTGCATATTAATAAGTGTACATTCTCTACTGCTATTTACAATATTACATCATCTACTTTACCGTTGTCCGGTATGGAAGGACAAAATCCAAATGCTGATTCGGATTGGCATAATATATCCTTTTTAAACGATGAAATTTTAAATTTTAAAAAATGTCTGGCAAATGGTACTTTGCATGAAGCACCTGGTAAAATTGAGTCTCGTATAGGTTACATGATGTTGGCAGTATTAGAAGATAAAACCATAAGTACAAATGATGATAGAAACATAAATAGATTTAACCGTTCAGATGACACGTTATCTCAAATAACATTACTTACAGAAGCGTCAAAAAAAGGTGCGGAGTGGTCAAATAATAAAGGACAAATTGCTACTGGTGGTTTAGGTTTTGCAGTTATTGGCGGTTTAGCTTCAATTGCTATGGGGGGACTTCCTGCTTTATTAGGTTGGGGCGGTGCAGCTGCTCTTGGTGGCGCTGTTGGTGCTGTGGCTGGTAGTATGTCAAATAATACAAATAATTTTGCAGATACAGGTCTCGAGAAATATTATCAACTTACTTACAAAAAGAAGGTTGACGGCAAAGACAGCGAACCAAAATCCCTCACTGTCACTACCAATAAAAAGCCGTATAAATCGGACAAAGGTCAAGAAATCGACAATGTTGATTTTGTTCCGCGTGAAAATATTATTGCTTCCATTGAGTTTAACGTAAAAGGACAATCTTCAGCCGATGTTGCAGGAGGAGGCAGAGGACACAATAAGGCTCAACAAAAGGCCAATTCTGATGCCGATGCAAAGGCCAAAGCAAAGGCCAAAGCAAAGGCCAAATATGATGCCGATGCAAAGGCCAAAGATGATGCCGATGCAAAGGCCAAAGCAAAGGCCAAATATGATGCCGATGCAAAGGCCAAAGCAAAGGCCAAATATGATGCCGATGCAAAGGCCAAAGCAAAGGCCAAATATGATGCCGATGCAAAGGCCAAAGCAAAGGCCAAAGAAAAGGCCACAGAAAAGGCAGCAGAAGAAGCAACAGCAGCAACAGAACCAGCAGGACAACCCGTAAGCTATGCTGATAAGATCAAGAATAATATTGAGATAGAGCAAGCAACCGCCGCAAAAGCAACCGCAGCAGCAATAGCAGAAGCAGCAGAAAAGAAGCAGAAAGAAGAGAAGGAGATAGAGCAAGCAACCGCCGCAAAAGCAACCGCAGCAGCAATAGCAGAAGCAGCAGAAGCAGCAGAAAAGAAGCAGAAAGAAGAGAAGGAGAAAGAACCAGAATCAAAAGAAGAACCAGAACCAAAAGAAGAACCAAAACAATATTTTAAAGCTGATAAGGTCACATTCAATGACGGTAAAGATAATCTAATGTTTGAGGCCTTAAAAAAAAACTCTTTCAATATTCATATTAATAATCACAAAATACTGATTAATAAAAAAGAAGATTTAACTATCGGTAATGTTGGTGAACATATTAAGAAGCAAATTAATGATTATATAGAGGAGCAAATTAAGAGTGATAAAACAGGAACGAATGGAACTATGACAATAGGACAAACTAAGTCAAATCAATCTACATATTTTAACAATCAAATAGCTACTGGTCTCATTAGAGGTGAAAATATTAGTTTGTCCAAACTAACAGTAACAGAAGAAGAAACAGAAGAAGGAGGATCAGCATCAACAGTAACAGTAACAGGACAAGAAAAAGGAGGTAGTAAAACCTATAAAAAGCGCAATAAATCCAAACGTAGAAAGAATCGCACATATAAGAAACAAAAGGGTGGCGCAACATGTAATAAAGTGGATGATAATAAGGTAAAGGAATCGGTAGTTGAAATGGATAAATGTGGAAATCCTGATACAAATACAGAGGTTTGGAACAACGGATTAAATACAGGTAGAGTGAATAAAGCCAAAAAATGTGCGGATTACGGCATAGATAATTCGAAGATTGATCCAAATGATTTTATTACATTCGATTTTAGAAGTGAATTTTTCAGAGAAGTATTGGACCCAAATAATCCCGGTAGAGTAAACGCTTCTTCTACACCCGGTATGGTAGAATTATTAAAAGTATATCATCAAACAAGTAAAACACCATCAGAGGAAGAAATTAAAAAAGCAAAGGAAGAGGTGTAAATGTACACACACTTTAGTTAATAAATAAATTTAAAAATATATGTATTTATTAATTATATAAGCAATGAGTATTATATTAAACTCGTCATTACAAGAAGATTCATCATATAAGACAATCCATCGATTGAATTTACTTAGTGTAATCAATCAATGTAAGCATTTTTATAAAATAGGGCATGACCCATCATATGATTTACTACAGTCAGTGGATAAAGATAAATCCAGTCGTTTTGTGAATGAAAATATATCAAAACATGTAACTGGTACTAAAATAGTAGGTTTATTAACATCCCCTTATAAATTAAATATAGAATCGCCCAGTTGTGTCCGTAAAATAAACAATTTACTGAGCAAATACGCACAATCAGTAACACCGACTACACAAATAAAGGTAAATAAAAATTTAACCGTGAATACAAATTCAGAAAAGATAATTGAGATTATGTTATTCAATAACCATAACATTTATACCGATGACAAGATTATTACTGCTTTTCTAAACCCAACAAAAAAATTATATTTGATAACTTATTCAGATCATGCAGGTTACACGCTAATAGACTATACTTTACATGAGAAAGTAGCAGAGCCAGTAGTAGATCCAGTAGCAGAGCAAGTAGCAGATCCATACAATATTACCAATTATGATAAGGGAAAATATTTTGTTTTTATGAATTTTTATAAATCCGATAATGAAAATGAATTATCGGAAACTATTATTGTAAAGGAAGTTGTTGAAGTTGATGAAGTTGGTGGAGTTGAGAGAAAATATAATTTTTATAGGTTAAAACCACAAGCACCGGATGGCACAGAAGCACCAGCAGCAGCAGCAGCTAACGCAGAGCCAGAGGAAGAAGCTGATGTAGAGCCGGATGAATTAAACCGTATTTTCTATGACAAATGTTTCACTCAATTATGTAATACACCAGAACCAGAACCTTTGTTTTCAATAACTAAGGACCGACTTGACTCGCTCAATCCAGATAATATTATAAATTATTTAACCAATTCTAATTCGGGCGACAATGACATCATTTATAAAATATTATTTCAACGAGCTGGTGAAAATATAGATAATATAAAGACCATTTTAGAGTCAGAGTCACTAAAATTAATATTAGAAGAGGATGAAGGTCAATATAAGAATGACCTTTTTTTAATGAACTTAATGAATGTGAAAGATTATTTTATACCAGTAGGACAAGCAGGAGGTAAACGTACTATTCAGCTCGGTGGAAATGGCTATGATACTATAAAAGATGACATAGAAAAACACAAAAAAAATATGGAAGACATAGAGAATGATTTCCCCGATTTAAACGCAAATGGATTTTACGAATTAGTTAATAATAATGCCATAAGTGTTGATACAAAAATAATCTATTTGAAAAAACAATTGGTTGCGCGAACATTAGTTCATTCCTATGTCCCGTCTATTAGTAGACGCGATATATTAAAAGAGCTCGACTTTTTCATAGATTTTTACAATAAAACGCATGAAACGAATACGGAAAAGGATAAGGAGTTTATACTGGGTTATGGTAAAGATTTAATTTACACGTATCGTAACATATTTGATATAAACAATGAGATAGTGTCAATAAAAACAAAATTCGTTTTACAACCTATTGTGATAAAAACCCCGAGTAATATTGACATAGATCAAGAATTGGATGAATATTATAATAATGCCAATTTTAATACATTAATGAATATGGATTATTCGGACTATGATACTCCAGAAAATGCTTCGGTAAATACGCCAGTTATTTCAGCATCTAATTATAGAAATAAAGTAGACCCTGATAAATCGTTTATCAATAGCGTATGGAAAATAGGTAATAAAATAACGGGAACAGGTAAACAGCATGGTGGTAGAGTGGCGACACAGGAGAACGTCAATATGTTGAAAATAGTTATTAACCAATGTAATCGCCAGTTATCGAATATAGAACCTCTTCTATATGAGCCTCTTCCGGATGATATTTTATATTATGGCTATCCTATTAAAAATAGTATTGAAACATATGAAAAAATACATATAGTTGATGAAGTCAGTTCTGACGATTTATTGGAAGTGCAAATGTCTGTTTATGTATATCATATTAAATTGTTAAAACTAATTATTGGTAAATTAATAAAGTATACTACTGCTTCTGCTATTACTGATTCTACGGCTATTGTTACTGCTGCTACTGCTGCCGATGCTATTGCTGCCGATGCTATTGCTGCCAAAATAGAAGTAAAATATGGTTTTAATAAAAATACAAATGTGACTGAATTATCTCAGCACGTGATTCAGTATTTATTCGATCATACAGGTAATCTCGAGGATTTTTTCAAAATAAAAGATAAGGAATCAATGGAATATAAAATAAAAAGATTATTTGTTTTGTTATCAACGAGAGGTTATAATCGATATTTTTCGTATAAAAACTGTATATGTAAAGAGTTAACTATAACAGAATCAGGAACAGAATCAGGAACAGAATCAGGAACACAATTAACATTGATAAGCGACAAATTAAAAGAAAATTTGTTTATTGTGAAAGTTCCGGATATTGACGAATTTACTGATTGTAGTGTTACATGTTCTGCTCCGAATCCTGAAACTATTTATAAACAAATGGCAGAGGAATTTAATGTAGACAGCGAATTATTGATACAAATAGAACAATTTCTTATAGAAAAAAAGCTCACTGATACACATACATATACAGGTATAACATTGGACGACATATGTAAACATATTTCGTATATGTTTTCGTTAGGTACCGTTACCAGTAGATCACTTATATGGCAGTATATATTCAATTTATTACGGCCATATACATATTTTGGCGATGACGCGCCCTATTCAGATAAAAAATTTATTGTGTTTGATCAAAAGAGTGAGATAGTTGATAATGAATTACAAATGTTAGCATTAAAGCGAGATTTTATCAAAGAAATCAAATCTAACGTAGATTATACCAATGTAGCTTTATTTACATATGGAATATTGGATGACGCTGAAAAAATGAAATTAATTAATGGAGGTAGTCTTGTCAGTGCCAAACAATTTATGAAACTTATTGAGAAGGCGGATTATGATAAGTTTAAAATAATAGTTCGTTTTATGGGTAAAAATCATATGGAATTATTTGACACCGATATTGCGAGGAAATATCAGGTGAATCATAATAGTGATGAAAATGAATATGAGATGCGTAAAAAGTTCAGGTATGATATAATAAAACCTGATATAGTTGTTCCAGATGCGCAGGATAATATACCAGACAATCCTGATAAAAAAGTGATATCTCGAGATGATTTGACTGATAGATTTAAAAGTATTTTGGATTTAGGTCATACAGATGACGAAACAGTAAAAGAGCAAGGTAAACAGTTGATAAAGAAAGCGAATGAGTACAATGGTTTTAATATAAGCCCAAATTTTTCCGGTGGACTGATAATGAAGAATATAAATGATATTTATAGTGATATATTTAAGGTAGATGAAGAAGACGAAATAGATATTTTAAAAAATAAAATAATAGAAATTCAAAAGATATTTAAGATATACAGTAAATTTCAGTGTGAATTGTTGGTTTCGTATTCGTTCGCTCATTTTTTACATGATAATCTCTATATTGCGTTTACAAAGGATGGAAAAAATCAAAAACCGGACTTTCATTGTCAAGAATTTTATCCTGGATATTCAGATAATATTACAAAAAATATTATAAAAAAAAAAATAAAAAGCATATATGATACATTAGGTCATTCATTATCATTTGATTCAGCATTGCATACCTTGTTAAAACAGCGCTTAACCGATCAAAAAAATGTAATAAAAGTAAATGGCGGTGCAAATAAGCAAAATATTTTGTATAACCAGATTCAAAAAATAGAAACAAAAATAGAAACAAAAATAGAAACAAAAATGGACGAATATAAAATTAGCCATATTAAAACGGTCGAAGATTCTGAGGAAAATACTACAGATCCCTATCCTTATAAATATTTTGATTTTAAGCAATATAATTTTAAAAACTTGTTTATTGACGATGATAAGCAACCTACAGATTCTTCCGAAAATATATATGATGATAACTATCATTTGACGTTTGATACTACTAATATGAATCTACGTATATATGAAGATATTCATAAAATTAAAAAATACAAAGTCATTGAGGCGTTTTCCAATTGTGACAATAATACTTTACATGATATAGCATATAAATTACCTTATATGACCAACGAATCGTCCAATTATATTATCAATTATCCATACGATAAAATACAACTTGAAACAGTTTATTTATCAGAGGCTAAACGCGCGTTGTGTTCAGGCAAAGAAAAAAATGATATTTTTAAAACTGCTATTATATGTATGGGTAAAGGCAATACAGATGTAGGTTTTTCAGTAGATTATATTGAACCTGCAGAAGATAAAGAAACATTAAAAAAATTGCGAGAAGCTTACAATATTAACGTAATGGATCTATTGAAAATAATTGAATACAATAATAGTCTACAATTATGGATAGATATATGGAATAGTAAATTTTCAGACGACATTTTTAAGATAATTCCATGTGATCCTCGCTTTACATTATTTTATTTAGATTTATATTGTGGGATAGCTGATGCGGATAAACAACTATTTGGTACATCTAAACTAAAATGCAATGAATTAGAACAACATAATTTATTAACGGCCACAATAACGAATATATCCAACTATGATAAGTATGTGGGAGGGACAAGGTTTATAAATCAACTTATCACATTGTATGAAAAGAAAGTTGACATACGGGATCATTTAATTAATAACAGTAGTAAATTATTAAATGAAATATTTGGGGCGAATGATGTGAATATCAGCAACAAACTATTTAAAACATTTTTTGTAGTAGACTTTAAGGACAGTATGAAAGTGACAGACAATAAAAATGTAAACGAATTAGGAGGGATTTCTACTTCAAATATAGGTGATTTCAATAAGAAAATCATTGAAAAAATGACGAATATTATAAATGAGGACAGAACAGTTGGAGAACAAGCAGTAGATACAGTAATAGAAGTAGTAGATACAGTAACAGAAGGAGTGGCAGCAGTAGTGAAAACAGCTGAAGACGTAGCAGAAATAGCGACAAACGGATTATCAGGTGGAGAGTCAAATAGTGGTTCAAGTAATTTGTTCTTCAATCCACTAACACGTAAAAACAAAGGTGGTCGTAAAATGAGTCGGCGTAATAAAACGATGAAAGACAGATGTCCACAAGGGGCTAACTAATGGTTGGTATGTAAATAAATTAGTACAAAATAATTATTTACATATGTTTACATAAATCCTATATGGCGGGTTACATCCAATGTTTTGGTAGGATTATTAGGCTGTACAGGACGGTCCATAGGTGTATACATATTGCTTGCATCATGAATATATTTGATGTAACTCTGCGCCTCGCCGTATACTTGTTTTACGGCGTAATCAAGAACTATTTTATTCAGTGCGTTTACTTGATGAGTCACGTCATTCTCCATGTTTGCGGCGTATTGTAGGTAGGTGCTTCTCATAATAATTTTGAGATTGTCTTCATCTTGAGGAGCAATAATATATTGTCCATTGGATGATTTAAATACACCAGCGCGTATGGCGTTTTGTATGATCTGTATATTTTGTCCAGAGAAGAAGGCTTTAGATAAAGTAGTATCCTGCCAATTTCCTACTAATGCTTCTCTAAATTCGGTAGATTTGCTATCCTGTGGTATTTTGTCGTACATATCGAACAGTGTTTTGGTGTTAGGTTGGGCGATATTTATTCTTCCATTGAAACTAATATTGTTATTGTCATTCATATTCATTGTATATACTTAAATCAGAAAAAATTATATCATTAAATTATATATATGGCTTCATTTCAAAAAACAGTATTAACAATAGCGGTAGTAGTATTAATCATTGCGTTAATTTTATTTGCAATTTTGATGACTCAATCTTCTAAAAAATATCCTCCTATCGTGGCCAACTGTCCGGATTATTGGATTGATTTGAGCGGTGGTATTAGCGGTGACGGTAGCTCGTGTTATAATGTGAAAAATTTAGGAAAAGATAAATGTAAAAAAACGATGGACTTTACTGCTGATTTTTGGACGGGCGATAGTGGTACTTGTAACAAACAAACTTGGGCTAAAGGATGTGATTTGACTTGGGATGGTGTCTCAAACAATATAAATGCGTGTAACGAGTCAAATAGTGATAGTAATGATGATAGTTCTAAGAATAATAGTGGAGTATTTGGCGCTGCATCATCAAGTCTAAATTGGGTATTGGGTAAAAGTTAAGGTAGGAGGGTATATAGATACTTAAATATTTGAAATGTTCAATTTTCAATATGGTGAAAAATTTCATATTGAAAATACGAGAGAGAGATAAGTTATAGTTACAACAAAATAATATAAAAATAATGAAACAAACCTTTATAATGGAGAATATTGATTTGAATGATTTACTGGATAGAAATGAATTGTTTGAAAAATTGCGGAGCATATTGATTCATTACAATGAAAATAAGTATGATTTGACATGTAAACGTGGGATATATATCTATGGTGATCCGGGTTCAGGTAAAACTTCATTTGTAAACCAGTTATTGAAATCATTGGACTATGATATTATAACGTATGATGCGGGGGACATCAGAAATAAATCAATTATTGAGACGATTACTAAGCAAAACATGTCAGACAGAAATATATTATCTATGTTTCGCAAAAAGGTTCAGAATATAGCGATTGTGATGGATGAAATTGACGGCATGAATAGCGGTGATAAGGGAGGTATCAATGCTTTAATTAAACTAATACGCCCAAAGAAAACGAAAAAGCAAAAATTGGAGGATGTTACATTAAACCCCATTATTTGTATAGGGAATTATCATGTCGATAAAAAGATTCAAGAACTTATGAAGGTATGTCATGTATTTGAATTAAAGATACCAACCCGTCCGCAAGTGGATAACGTATTGAGTAAATTGTTTTTAGATACAGAGAGAGAGATATTAGACAATATTATTGATTACGCACAAGGCGACTTGCGAAAAATAATATCAGCCCACAAGCTGTTTATAAATAATTCAAATGACGTGAATAACAACATCTTGAAACGTATATTTGTCAAAACGACGTTTAATGAGGATGCTAAAATTATAACGAAGCGATTGATTAATACGAAATATGATATCAACAATCATTTAGAACTAATGAATGAGACCGATAGGACCATTGTTGGCTTATTATGGCATGAAAATATTGTAGACATGTTGAGTAAAAATCCTTTAGATGTATCTATAGACGTATATAGAAAAATGTTGGATAACATGTGCTTTGCTGATTATATGGACCGTATTACATTTCAGAAACAGATTTGGCAATTTAATGAGATGACGTCTTTGATAAAGACGTTTTATAACAACAAGATTTATTTGGAATCGTCATTAAAACATCCGAAGTTCAATCCTGCTGAGGTGCGATTTACGAAAGTGTTGACGAAATATTCGACGGAATTTAATAACAATACGTTTATACAGTCTTTGTGTCAGGAATTAAGTATGGATGTGAAAGATCTATTTTCGTTTTTCGTTAATTTGAGGGACAATAATAACGGAGAACCATCAGAGGAATATTTATCCAATTTGTTTGAGAATTTGGAAATTAGCAAATTAGACATTAATCGAATTTATAGGTATATAGATAAGTGCAACAATTATGCTTTATCAAACGATGTGGTGACAGATATAGAATAAGTAATATTCTGTATAAATGTAGGGAGAATTTATTTAATATAATAACATGGTTATTACATTAAATGTAGGGATTAAATTTTGCTAAATGTTGTTAAACACTTAACGTCTGCGGTGACTGCTTCTTCTTCTTCTTCTGCGAGTGCGTCTTCCACCAGTCATGGCTTCATCGTCAGGTCCGGGAGCACGAACTTTGGAGCCACCGGCCATGCGGGAACCACCTCTGCGGCTGCGTCTGCGGGAACCAGCTCTGCGGCTGCGTCTGCGACCACCCATAGCCATACGGGAACCACCTTTGCGGGAACCAGCTCTGCGGCTACGTCTACGACCACCCATAGCCATACGGGAACCTCCAGTAACTGTACTTTGTAATGACTTCAATAAATCCATATTATATAATAACGCAATAAAAAATAAAATTTCAAAATCTTGCTAAAGTAATATTAATTCCATCTATTTTCTTAACAACGCGATTTCTTTCTCTTGTTCCTGTATGATTGTGTCTTTTAATTTAATTTGTTCAGATAACTCAAGAATTTTTGTACGCTGTAATTCAAACAATCGTTTCATTTGTTGTTCTTGCGATAAACTTCTATTTTCTGGAGATTGTACTCCATTACCTGACATGCGGCGCTTCGCAATAAGTTCTTTACGAATTACCTCAATTTTTTCCATTTGATCAAGCACATCTGGTTTCATTTCTGCACGACCAGCTTCATAGTTATCTAACAAATTATCTATATCTACCATGAAGAATTCCTTAATATCTTCCTCGTCCATAAAATAATCGATTGTTTTATCACTTATTTTAGTGAATGGATTTTTATACGTATCTTCCAATAATTTTCTTTTGTCAAATGTATTATGAATATGCGAAAATACAAGAATAGTATGTTTAGGGTCCAGCTGCACAAATGGTATGGTATATTCTTTAAGAAATTCTTTTTCTTCTCCTAACGATTTTTCGTCATTATATTGTGTTTGTTTAAGTAGTTCTTTTTTAAACGCGAATGTGCCAGCAGTAGCGTGTGTTTTACTATAGGGTCCAAACTGATACATTTTCTGAATATGTTTGTAATAAATATAAATCTCGCTCGCTCCCGCGCAGAGTGCGGCCGGATTCTGTAATAAGGTATCAACAGCGTGACTTACACGAGTAGATGGATAATAGTCATCGTCGTCCATATAAACAAGAATATCCCCACATGATTTTTCGTGCATTAAATTGCGTTTTTTTCCGAGCGTCATCTTCTCATCATATTTGTAATATTTTACTTGTGGATGATTTATTACCAAGTCTTCTATGAGGTCGGTTCCATCGTCGATAATAATCCATTCAATTCTATCCTTTGGATAGTCTTGATTATCAACACATTTTATAATAGTTGGAATAAATGGACGTCTATTAAAGGTAGGCGTACATATACTGACAAACGGTCGAATAGTGGAATCTGAAATATCAGCGATTGTGGTCATTATTTAAAACAAATTAAATACTTTCTAAGCGGTAATAACTGACTTGTGTAATTACAATAAATTGAACATCATGGCTAATATAAATATAATACCGGCGATAGCCACATATAATCCATACTCGCTGCCTAAATTATTAGATGCTGAAATAATAATTACAAGCATAATTGCAAAGGTGGCGAGTTTTTTCTTAGAAAACATCATATCCGTAATTTTTTTACGCATATCTTTATTTCCGAGAGGAGATAAAATGAATCCGAGATATATTAATGGTAGTATGGTAGATGTAATGCTTGCGTTTAATGACATGCCGCCGATAATGAATATAATATTAAGAATGACAGGTATAATCCAGCAGAAATAAAATAGTGTCAAGAAATTGAATCCTAAGAACGGTGGCAATGCGTATCGAATATTAAATAAAGAGTATACAATGGTCGACGCCGCAGCAAATAATGGCGAAAAAACAGCAAAAGAGAATATAAACATGGGTGTTCCTAATAAGAATACAAGAAGTTCACCAATTTTGTTTTCTTGTTTTGTTCCTTCGTCCAGTGTGGTTACTACTTGTTTTGTTCCTGAGAAATATATTTGTAATAAGAATCTGGCAGTAGAAAAGGTGGCGGCCATTGATTCAGTGAACCATGACACTACACGAAATACGACGTCTTCCATATTTTCGCTATGCGTTCGCTCATATTGTTTATCGGTAAACATGTTTTTATATGGGAAGCTCCACGAATCCATAGGAAACAAATCATCCATAGATGGTATTTTAAATCCTCCAGACAGCTTCATTCGTTTAAATGCTTCCTTCCCTTTACCCATTGCGTATTGCGCCATTGTATTATACGGGGTATATGGTACTAATAATAAATTTTGCCCTGCTATTCCTGGCGAGCCGCTATATTTATAGGAGAAAACCAAATTAATAGAAGCTATATAAAAATATATGATGACAATAACAATTCCAATAAAAATAGTAGAAACAAAGCCTCCTATATTTACATCTTTAGTCTTATTTTTTTCATCGTTTTTTGTTTCAATATAAGATGCGTTTTCACTCATTTTATATATATAATTATATAATTATACTAAATTTATATAATAATACTATATAGGACCGAAAATGGATACATATTTGATATTTTTCATAGCTATTTTTTCATTAAAGATAATTACATTACTATTGCAGCAAACTCGTCCGATCATGATTGAAACCATGAAATCAGCTTTTAACTATGGTGAACCTGGAAGCACGGAAAATATCAGCTCGGAAATGATAAAAACATACAAGATTGAATACCCTAAACGACCATCTTTAACTGGTATTTATACGGAATCTGGTCCATTGGGAGCCAATATTGGTTGTTATGATTCACAGACACAGGGTTGTAATTCTGTCCCCAATTCAAAATCATGAATGTTCTACTATTATCGCGCATACATTAAGGAACAGTTACCTGAAACAAATTTCACCATATTATATCGCTCCTCGAATAGATGCATATCATATGTATAATCAAATATTCTCCACGAAGGTTTATTTACGCCAATTGGTATAGCTGGTGTGAGACCATTTGGAGGTATACAAATTTGGTATGTTATAGCTTGTGTATCAAGTGGGGGCGTGTAAGTAGTAAATTCTAATTCGACTTTACTGAATTTACTTAAATTCATAGCACCAGATGGCTGAAGGTCAAAGGGATCTGTATTCAAACAAAAATTGTAACAATACATTCCTTCCTTTGATCCACCGGGAGTGCGAATGTATTTTTCGACATATTCATACACTCCAGCTTCAAATACGTTCTCTCTATACTTTCCATCCAAAACTACTCCAAAGGTTGTCATAATATCCTTTTGGTTCTCTACGAAGTATTTTCCAGTAATAAAATAATTATTAAGACTCCCATCGGCATTGTTAAAAGCGGTTATATTTTGAGATAGACTATCATTTCCAGGATAGTGTGGATTTTCCATCGTAGCTAACCCATCTGCTATTATTTGCGGATGTGTAGGCGCAGGAATAAATATATCTTGTGGAATATAGTCATATGGCCAGTTTGTATAATTAGACCATTCATTTCTCATATTAACATCACTTCTCTGAAAATACCACATCCAAGAATTCACCAAACCAAGAGAATCTACATTTACCTTTTGTGTACCCACTACATTATGAAACGTGTGTTCATATACTTCTTTTATTAAATATTCATGTGATTCACTTGCGAATACACGGTTCTCGTCTTTGGATAAAAATCCATAAGTAGATATTAAGTGAATATCGGCGTTCCAATTGGTTCGTTTATCGGTATAACTAAGTTCCACGTTGGGTGGTGTGCGAATGAAATTATGAAACTGTTGATAATCTTGATTTGGATTAGGTTGAATATATGGATAATTATTGTCCCTATCTTTTACATCACGGATGGTATATAACTCGTTTACAGGTCTTAGTGAAATATCAATGACCAATTCATTGTACTGCATCGCAATTAATGGGAATGCTTGTTTAGAAGTCATTGTAAACCATACGTTGATAGGTATATAAATTGTCTTGCCACGTATAGATGGTTCCGCACCGCCAGTAGACGAATTATAATATGCGTTAGGATATACGTTTACTCTATTGGAGTAATTTGATGGATCATTAAAATATGCTGTGTTACCAGTCATATTATTATGTAGTTTCTTTTTGGATTCACTAAAATCACGGTCAATCATAGCTACCAAATAATCTCCACTAATTCTCTGTAATACCGAACTTCCAGCTGACACAGTAATTTCTTTTATCATACGTGTACCTAAATCTTTAATCCATTTGAATTCATATGGTATCCAATTATTATTTTCTGATGTAGGCGGATATATAGGGCTCCATATGTGTGGTAGTTGTACAGCCAAATAACTGTCCATTAATAAGTCTCCATATCTCGGTACTTTAAACGTGAGATGTGTCTGGTCAGTAATATTCATTGTTCGCAGACCTACGAAATCTAAACGGAACTTTTGCAATCCAAAGTTGGTGTATTTAGAATATACGAATTTGAAGAACGTTTTTTTTGGATTCCCATTTAAAATTATGTTTTGATTTCCTACTGCTATTAAATTTAGTAAACCACCTGGCATTCTATTCTATTATATTAGGTATACAATAATATTTAAGCTTTTGAAAAATTAATATATTATAAAAAAATAATATCTTAATATAAGTATTCAAATGGATAGTGTTCAAAGTGCAAAAGTAGATGAATTAATAGCTAAAACAGGTGGTGTAAAAATGATTATATTTATCATGATTTTAATGATTGTATTAAGTGCTGCTTTATATGTGTATACCAAATCACGCTTTACGGCAAAACAATGTGATAATATTAAAACATTATATGAAGATTTAGGTCGTCTACGGTCTTTGGACCCATCTGATCCAAATGTAGATGGTTTTTTACTTCGTGATTTCTATATAAAAACTGCCTACAATTGTTGTGCTCTCGGTAGCTTTAAAAATTCTTTCGTTAGTGATTGTATTTTAAAACAGGCTATTCGTCAAGGTGCGCGTTGTTTGGATTTTGAAATATATTCCATTGACGATAGTCCAGTTATTGCCGTATCAACCCAAGATGATTATAATATCAAAGAATCATTTAATTATGTTAAATTTGGAGACGCCATGCAAATTGTGAACGATTATTGTTTCTCTGGATCGAATTGTCCTAATCCTAAGGACCCATTATTGCTCCATTTTAGAATTAAGAGCAATAATAGCAAGATGTACAAAAATATGACCGATGAATTGCTCATGAAACTAAAGACCAGATTACTTGGTAATGAGTATAATAATGAAAATCACGGAGAGAATTTAGGCAGTGTAGAAATTAATAAATTCATGGAAAAAGTGATTATTATTGTAGACAAAACCAACAACAAATACGAGAAAACGGAGTTGGATGAATATGTCAATATCGCGAGTAATTCCATTTTCATGCGCGCCTTACGTGACTATGACGTGACCTTTACACCAGATCACAAAGAGCTTACAAACTTCAATAAGAAACATATGTCATTTACTATGCCTGATCTAAGTTCTGATATATCAAATATGAAATCGACATTACATATGAAATATGGATGTCAAATGGTTGGTATGTCTTATCAGATATACGATGATCAGTTGCAATATTACGAAACATTCTTCGCAAATAAAGGACATGCGTTTGTATTAAAACCCAAACCATTGCGTTATATTCCTGTTACTATTCAGAAACCTAAAGACCAAGATCCTAAGGTATCTTACGCAAATAGAGAAGTGAAAGCAGACTATTACGGTTTCACTATTTAAATTATTATTTATATTCAGTTTATAACAAATAATAATTCATTAATGGCATATTAATAACACATACCATCTTGTCCCATTGAAATGTTCAAATAGTTCAAATGATCGGATGTGCTGGTACAATGTAGCGGAGCACATGAATTTGAACAAGCGCTATCTTCAATATTGTTACATACAGTGTATTCGTCGTTGTTTTCTGAGAAATAAATTTCCTGAGAAATATGACGATAGCCTAAAAATTCTTCAGGAACATGTGGTACAATATCGTGGTAATGTGTTACACGATATGATGTAAATTTATAATGAGTAAACATATTCGAGAACTCATCATTGCCGACTCGTGGTGAACCGAATGTTATCAGTGAATAGACGTTATAGTTGTATTGATAGTACTGTATATCAAATACCAACAACGTTGCAAGTGCCCCACCCAATGAATGACCGGTAACAAATACTACATTCGTATTGTATTTTTTTGTCATTCTATCTAAGATGGAATAAATGTTTACACTCAATTGTGAAAACAAATTATAGAATCCTTTTTCAACGTATATTGCTTGATCGTCGTAGGGAGAAATTTGCTTACATTGAATATTATCGATCCAATTTTGCATATTAGTTGATCCGCGAAACCCTACAAAAATAGCATTGAATTCATTATTGAATCCAAAAATGACTTGCTCTCCATTTTGGTTAATTTTTGTTTCGTATGTATTGCTATCGTTGCATGTAATACAATCCCACATATTAGCTTCATTTACACAATATGCTGCCTGTGATATATTCAATGACGTGTATATCTGGTCCATATCTTGACCTTTTACTTGAATATTACAAAAAAAAGTGAAAAACATTGCTACTAATCCATAATATAACATTCTTAATTATACGTATGTTATATGTATATGTTTATATAGTTATTGCTCTTTTATTTTTTTTTTTTCGAAAAAGTATTTTGGGATTTTCAGAAAAAACAGAGAAAAATGGATAAAAAAAGTCGAAAAAAGTCTTTTTGCAAAAAAAAAAAAAAAAAAAAAAAAACGGAAAAA